CCCCGCCCCCCCCCTCCCCTGCTTCGTTTCCCGCTTTACCGTGCTAAAGTGCTAAAGTGATAAAGTGGTAAAGCGATAAAGTGGTAAAGTGATAAAGTGATGCAGTGATAAAGGGGCAACACAAATCAAACGTTGAACAAGTGATTGTTTCACGTGGAACATTCAACGGGGCTTTCATGGGGCATGAATGAAGCGTGTAAAAATTATTTTCATTTTTCTATTGACAGTAGATGCAATGTGTGCTATCATTAAGACGTGGACAGGAAACACCACAAATCAAATACAGGAGGTAACACAAATGAAAGTCAAGTTTCCGCAGTACAAAGTAACCCTTGCTGTATCTTCTCACGGTGCTATGCACATTGAGGAATACCGCACCACCGCAGTACGTTCCATTGTGGGTGCAAAACACCTGTTCAATGAAAACCGGCACCTCTGGAAAGAGGACTGGGAAGCGGTCAAGGTCATTTCTGTTGACCGTGAAGGTACGCAGGAGTTTGATGTACCCCTTGCAGACCTGTACGACATGGTTTACAACTACAACCAGAACAAGGAGGTAAACAACAATGAGCATTGCGAGTAAGTACAACCACAGTACCCGGTTCACCTATATCATGCCTGAGAATTGCGGGTTTCGTTCCCTTGGTTCTCTGATTGAGGACAACGGCCCCGGTTGTGTGTACACCGTTCGCGGTATGTACGTCAACCACAAAAGCAAGTACGGGGATGCCCCTGTCGTGCTTATTGATGATGCGTTCATCAACCTGCCGAAGCACCTTCTGGACACCTGCAAGCAGATGTTGCTTGATGATGAGTTCATCGAAGCTGTGAACCATGAGAAGGTAGGTTTCCAGATTTACACCTACACCAACAAGAACAGCAACGCACTTCTGTACAGCGTCCAGTGGATTGACCTGTAATTGTTTCACGTGAAACACGGGGGACGGGATTAAAAACCCCGTTCCCCATTTTATTTTAAGGGGGTGAAGAAATGAAAGATAGACACGTTGGGGAAAGATGCGCCTTGTTCCGCAAGGAAGTTCTGAACTTGTCGTTGTCTGGCCTGTGCAGGGCAACCGGGCAGAACGTGAAGAACATTTCAGCGTTTGAACATGGGCGGTCAAGCAACCTGAAATATCTGTTTGACTATTTGCAGGTGTGCAATGAAGAACAGCAAAAGTTATTTGCGCATTATGTTTTTGGAGGTGTAGACAATGGCTGTTGAAATTCGTCACTTTAAGCAGGATTACCAGTCGTTGAAACGGGAGGTTTCAAGGCTGGCAAGCATGGCAAACAAGCGTCTTGTGCGTCTGGAAAACAACGGGTTCGAGGACAGCCCCGCTTACAAACAGTGGATTGAAAGCGGCGGCGAAAAGTTCAGCGTTCGCGGCAAGGATTACAACGCATTGCAGAAAGAGCTTGCGCGGGTTCGGCAGTTCGTGAATGCGAAAACGTCAACAATTCGCGGCGCGCAAAGTGTGCTGAAAGCGATTGCGGCGAACACGGGCGCAAACTTCAAGGGCAAGGAATTATGGGCGCAAGCGTCTAACTTTTTCCGCGTGGCAAGCATGATTGAGCAGTATATCCGAAACACAGAGGACGTTGCAAGCGCAATTGGGTATCAAAAAATCTGGACTGCCATTAACCAGTACACGCAGGCGAATAACATTGACCTTGCGGCGATGCAGGTTGATATGGAACAGATGGTAGGCAATATTGCGCAGATGATTGGTATTGAAGCAACCAACACGGTGATTGACCCGTTGGCTGATATGTTGGGCGGTAACTACGTTGTCATAAAGTAAGGGGTACGCAATGCAAGAATACAGCGCATTTGACTTGACAGGGGTTGACCCGAAAATCATACAAACGAATAAGCGGGTTTCCTATGTAAATGTTGAATGTGCATTTGACATTGAAACCACAAACGCGACCTACAACGGGGAAAAGCTGGCGTTTATGTACTGCTGGCAATGGGGTATTCAGGACAAGGAGCACATTTATTTAGGCAGGACGTGGGAACAGTTCATTGACCTGTGCAAGCAGTTGCAACAGCGTTTCGACCTGTCCGAAAACAAGCGCATTATCTGCTACGTTCACAATCTGGGGTTTGAATTTCAGTTCATGCGCAAGTATTTTGAATGGGTGAACGTCTTTGCAGTTGACGAACGCAAGCCCATTAAAGCCTTGTGTTCCTATGGTATCGAGTTCCGGGACAGTTATATTCTATCTGGGTATTCCCTTGCAAAGACTGCCGAAAACCTGACCGCACACAAGATTGAAAAACTTGTCGGCGACTTGGATTACACGTTGATTAGAAACAGCAAAACCGCGTTGACAGAGGAAGAAAAAGCCTATTGCAACAACGATATTGAAATTCTGCTGTACTATATCAATGAACAAATCGCTATGTATGGGGACATTAGCAAAATACCGTTGACCAACACGGGGCGCGTTCGGCAGTTCGTGCGCAACAGGTGTTACCACACAAGCACCAACCACAAGAAGGACAACCGGGGGCATTATATGCGGTATAGACGCATTATGAACGACTTGCAGTTGTCCGCGAACGAATACACGATGTTGAAGCGGGCATTTGCGGGAGGTTTCACCCACGCAAACGCGAATTACAGCGGGAAGGTTCTTGAAAACGTTGCAAGCATTGACTTTACCAGCAGTTACCCGGCTGTTATGCTGTCTGAAAAGTTCCCTATGTCAAGGGGATTTGTCACAGAGTTGACACCGGAAAAGGACTTTGAATACTACTTGCAGAACTATTGCTTGGTGTTCGATGTGATTTTTGAAGGGCTGGAAAGTACCGTATTTTTCGACCACTATATCAGTGAAAGCAAGTGTATTCGCATTAGCAACCCCATTGTGGACAACGGGCGAGTGTATAGCGCGGATATTGTTGCAATGACAATCACAGACGTTGACTATAAAATCATTCGCAAATGCTACAAGTGGAAAACCTGCAAAGTTGCACACATTATCAGGTATGCAAAAGGCTACTTGCCCAAACCCATTATTCAGAGTATAATTGAACTGTACGGGAAGAAAACCACCTTGAAGGGCATCGAGGGTAAAGAAACTGAATACCTGCTTTCAAAGGGTATGTTAAATTCCGTGTACGGGATGTGTGTTACTGACATTGTGCGTGATAATTCCGTCTATGAAAATGGGGAATGGGGCAAGGAAAAGGCCGACCCCGTGGAGGACATTAAAAAGTACAATGAAAGTAAATCGCGGTTTCTCTATTACCCGTGGGGCGTGTGGGTGACAGCATACGCAAGGGCGAATTTGTGGACAGGGATATTGAATATTGGGGAAGATTACGTTTACAGCGACACGGACAGTATTAAATTCCTGCACTACGATGAACACAAGGGTTTCATAGAGTGGTACGACAATCTGATAACGCGCAAACTTCAACTGATGTGTGATGAACTGAAAATCGACTTTGAAGCCCTGCAACCCAAAACAAAGAAGGGTATTAAAAAGCCTATGGGCGTTTGGGATTTTGAGGGGATTTACACACGGTTCAAGACGTTAGGCGCAAAACGCTATCTTGTGGAGCATGACGGCAAATTGCAATTAACCGTTGCAGGTTTAAGCAAACAGAACGGCATTGCCTACATGATAGAACAGCAGAACGGGGATTTTGCAAAGGTGTTTGAAATGTTCAATGATGAACTGTATATTGATGGTTCACACACTGGCAAGATGACCCACACGTATATTGACGATGAACAGGAAGGGTTGATAACCGACTATCAGGGGAACACAGAGCACGTTATCAGCAAAAGTTGTGTATTCCTTGAAGATTGCGAATTTACCCTTTCATTGTCTGAACAGTACGCAAAGTTCTTGGGAATGTTGCAGAAAGGATTTATTTTCAGGGGTGTTAAATATGAGTAAGAGAAAGCAACCACAACAGCAGTATTACAACATTCGTTCCCTGCTGTCCAAAAACGCCATTTACAATATTATAATTGGCGAACGTTCCAACGGCAAGACATACGCGGTTTTGAAATACGCGGTTGAACAGTATTTCAAGGACAAATCGCAGTTTGCCATTTTGCGCCGCTGGCAGGAAGATATAACCGGACACCGGGCGGGGCAGATGTTCACCAACCTGATTGCGAACGGGGAAATTGAACGCATTTCACACGGTATGTACACGGGCATAACGTACTATGCGAGAAAGTTCTATTTCTGCAACTATGACGAAAAGGGTAAACCCGTCTATGATGCAGAACACGACATTTTCGCGTACTGTTTCGCACTGTCGGAAATGGAGCACGACAAAAGTATTTCGTTCCCCTACGTGAACACGATTTTGTTTGACGAGTTCATAACCAACAAGCTGTATCTGCAAGACGAATTTGTGTTGTTTATGAACACGATTTCAACAATCATCCGACAGCGGGAAAACGTTAAAATCTTCATGTGCGGCAACACCGTCAACAAGTTCTGCCCCTATTTTCAGGAAATGGGTTTGAAGCACGTGGACAAGATGCAACAGGGAACCATTGACGTTTACACATACGGTGATAGTAGGCTTTCCGTTGCGTTCGAGTATTGCGCACAGACCGGGCAGACGAAAGCGAACAACTACTATTTCGCGTTCGACAACCCTAAATTGCACATGATTACAAGCGGCGCATGGGAGTTGGATATATACCCGCATTGCCCGGTACGTTACCGCCCGAAAGATGTAAAGTTCATCTATTTTATCCTGTTCAATGGGTATGTGTATCAGTGTGAAATTGTAAGCGTTGACAAGTCAATGTTTACGTTCATTCACCTGAAAACCACCGACTTGCAGAAGCCCGACAAGGATTTGATTTTTTCCCTTGATTATGTCCCGAAAATCAACTATAATAGAAATGTACTAAAGCCCGGTATCAAGAGGTTGGAAAAGCTGTCGTGGTTCTTCCAGACCGGGCGGGTGTACTATCAAAACAATGAAGTGGGCGACAGCATTTCAAACTATTTGAAGATTTGCAGGGGAGGAATATAAGATGGATTTTTCCGCAGTTTCGCAGTTGATTACCAGTGTCGGTTTCCCTATTGCCGCGTGTGTTGCGCTGTTCTGGCAGATGAACCGGGAAAGCAACCAGCACAAGGAGGAAATGGACGCGCTGAAAGAAAGCCTGAACCAGAACACGCTTGCAATCACAAAACTGGTTCTGTTCATGCAGGAAAAGGAGGGTATGAAGCCCGATGAAGAAGCCTAAAATCTATTGTGACAGTATCACGCCAAAGTACAACTATCTGGACAAGGAAACCAACGTCCGGGATTATGTGAACTACTGCATTAACCGGGCGTTGGCTATGTTCAAGTACAACGGACTGCCTGACACCATCCCGCAGACCGCGCTTGAAAAGTTCAATATCATGCGCGGGTTTACCATCTGGGCAAAGGTGAACGGTGAACTGTATGTGTTTGAAGGGGGGTTAGGTGGTGAACCTGATGTATACGGTTTTCCGACTATTGCAACCGTTGCAAATCCCGCCTTGAAGTTCAGCGGCAATTTCACCATTGGTGAAGATTGCGTTATCATGCCTAACGATGCAATGTATATGGGGCTGTTACCGCTGTTCAACCGGTACTGTTCCCTTATCAATGAAAACGACATTACAATGTTGCTGGCGGACGTGAACAAGCGGGCGCAGTTCATCATTTCCGCAACCGATGACAACACGGCAGACAGCGCGAACCAGTTTTTGAAGAAGCTGTTTAACGGCGAACAGGCCACTATTACCGATAATGCCATTATGAGCGGTTTACAGGTCAACCCCGCAACCACCGCAAATATTGCCATTATGGACTTAGTGGAGTATCAACAGTATTTGCGCGCTGGCCTGTATAATGAAATTGGCCTTAACAGCAATTTCAACATGAAGCGCGAAAAGCTGACCGCAACAGAGGTTGAAATGAACAGCGGAAACCTTTACCCGCTTGTGGATGATATGTTGAACCAGCGGCGCATTGCCCTTGAAAAAATCAACGCTATGTTCGGGACTGAAATTACCGTTGAATTTGCAAGCGCGTGGACGATGCGCGCAACGGAAACCGGGGATGTTGAAAACCCTGTTGAAGATGTGGAAACCCCCGACACGCCGCAGGATGCCGCAGAGGAGCCGCAGGACACGCCGCAGTATGAAACACCCCCTGACCCTGACACGCCGCCTGACGAGCCGCAGGACGCCGCAGACGAGCCGCAGGACACGCCGCAGGAGGATGAAAACAATGAAACTGTATGATGTACTGCCCGCAACAGGGGGCATTTTCCAGACCATGAACGCCTTGCACCCGTTCCCGTGGGCTGACACAATCAGCCCGGAACAGATGGATTTTGCATACCGGGAAACGTACACGAACAAACCGATTACCCGTTTCGTTGCCCGTATGCTGAACGATGCCGACACCCTGACCCACGAAAACATTACCAGCATTGCAAGGCTGTTGGACGTGATGTTTTATGACAAATGGGTGAGGGCTTACAACCTGTTTGTTTCGGGCAATAAGGCTTTTGGCAATGGGTACACTGAAACCATTACTGAAACCATCCACCATGAAAACGCAACCACCAACAACGGTACCACAACCACGCAGGGAACGCAGGAAGGTAAAGTAAGCGGTTTCAACAGCACCGATTATCAGGACAAAGACCAGACCACCAACGACAGCACGCAGACGCAGGAAGGTACAGGCACCGACAAGGGCGACCAGACCCGCAACTACACCCGCACCGGGTACGGCGAATATTACGCCGACACCTATAAAAAGTCGCTTGATGCCTTGCAATCCTATTTGATGTGTGATATAATTTTTGTAGACGCAAATAGTATTCTTGCGTTACACATTTACGAATAAGAAAGGAAAGGTGCAAAATGACTGTCAAACAGATTTATGAACTGATGAACACCGTCACCGGCGAAGTTCTGGGCAAGACCGGCCTTGTTGCTGAGGACTTGTCCAACGTTGTGGACGTTGGCACCGAAGTGTTCAACGCTACGGCGGTTGACAACTACGTGAAAACCCTTGTGAACCATATCGGCAAGGTGATTTTCGTGAACCGCCCCTATTCCGGCAAAATCCCTTCCGTCCTGATGGACAGTTGGGAGTTCGGTTCCGTGCTGGAAAAGATTTCCTGTGACACCCCCGCCGCAGAGGAAAACGAAAGTTGGGACTTGGTGGACGGGCAGGAGTACAAGCAGGACATTTTCTACAAGACTACTGTCTCCGCGAAGTTCTTCAACAGCAAGGTGACGTTCGAGGTTCCCATGTCCTTCACCGAAAAGCAGGTGAAGGAGAGTTTCAGCAACGCGGCACAGCTTAACGGCTTTATCAGCATGATTTACAACGCCGTTGACCGCTCCATGACCATCAAGATTGACGGCCTTGTGATGCGCACTATCAACAGCATGATTGCGCAGACCCTGAACGCCGACAAGACCGCCTTTACCGGTGGTTACGGCACTGCAAGCACTGCCCGTTGTGTCAACCTGCTGAAGCTGTACAACGACAAGTTCTTCCCCGCTACCGGTTCCACCGCCAACCCTGACGCGCTGACCGCTGACAAGGCCATTTATGACCCCGATTTCATCCGGTTTGCGTCCTACACTATGGGCGTGTACGTTGACCGGCTGGCAAGCATTTCCACCCTGTTCAACGTGGGCGGCAAAGACCGTTTCACCGATGCCAACAACCTGCACGTTATCATGCTGTCCGACTTTGCGAAGGGCGCGGACGTGTACTTGCAGTCTGACGTGCGGCACAATGAGATGACCCGCCTGCCCAACTATGAAACCGTTCCTTACTGGCAGGGTTCCGGGCAGAACTACGAGTTCGACAGCACCAGCGCCATCAACGTCAAGATTGATGCGTCTACCACCGTTGAGATTGACGGTATTGTGGGCGTTATGTTCGACCGTGACGCGCTGGGCGTGTCCAACCTTGACCGCCGCGTCACCACCGCCTACAACGCCAAAGCAGAGTTCTTCAACAACTACTACAAGTTCGATGCCGGTTACTTCAACGACACCAACGAGAATTTCGTTGTGTTCTTTGTTTCCGATGCAAAGACCGGCAGTTAAGTGACACCGCGCCGGGTGTGGGGTTCATGCCCTGCACCCGGTTTATTTTATAAGGAGGACAATACAATGAGTAACAGCGCATTAGCAACCTACACCCTCATTTCCCCCAACAGAAACAGCCCCCGCAATCATGCCATTGACCGCGTGACCGTTCATTGTTTTGTCGGGCAGGTGACAGCGGCGCGGGGTTGTGCAGTGTTTCAGCCTACCAGCAAACAAGCGTCCTGCAATTACGTTGTAGGGTGTGACGGTTCTATCGGGTTGTGCGTGGAGGAAAAAGACCGTTCTTGGTGCAGTTCCAGCAGGGCGAACGACAACCGCGCAATTACAATCGAGGTTGCAAGCGACACCGTGGAGCCGTACCGCGTGACCAACCTTGCATATTGGGCACTGCTTGACCTGCTGACCGACATTTGCAAGCGCAACGGAAAAGACACCCTGTTATGGTTCGGGGACAAGGAAAAGACCCTGAACTACACCCCCAAAGCAAATGAAATGGTTATGTCGGTTCACCGGTGGTTTGCGAACAAGTCTTGCCCTGGCGCGTACCTGTACGGACTTCACAGCGAGATTGCAAACCTTGTGACGCACCGGTTGCAGAACGGCGCACCCTTCACCCCGTACCTTGTGCGGGTTTCCATTCCTGACTTGTATATCCGCAAGGGCGCGGGTACAAACTACGGTAACAACGGTTTCTGCCCGCCGGGTGTTTATACCATTATCGGCGAAGCCAACGGGCAGGGCGCAAGCAAATGGGGCAGGTTGAAAAGTGGCGCGGGGTGGATTTCCCTTGATTATGTGGAGGTGTTAAAATGACCCTAACGCTGTACACCTGCAACGACAGCGCAAACCGCATTGACAAAACCCCTGAAAACGGGTTTGACGTTGTGGGCGTGATGAAAAGCGCGCTGGACATTGACAATATTTCTGTTGATGTGCAGATGGACGCGGAAACCTTCAAATACAATTACTGTTATGTGAAGGAATTGAAGCGGTATTACTTCATCCAAACCCCTGTTGTTTACCCTAACGGCATTATCACGTTACCGCTTGTGTGTGATGTGCTTTTAAGTTTTAAGGACACAATAGAACAGATTGTAGGGACGATTGGCAGACGTTCCAACCCTGACAAATATAACAGCGGGTTTAATACACCGTATGACACCCGACCGGGCGTTGAACGGAAAGACTTTGAAAACAACTTCAATGAAGATGGTAATATCATCATGGTTACTATTCGCGGCACACTGTAAGGGGGTGAAATAATGTTTAGAAGAACTGTTATTGCACAGAGATTTGGTTCCGATATTCTGTTTGACATTGCAGACAACGCCGCCGGCACTAACTGGTATCGAATGGGTTCAAGTCACCAAATTGTGAACAACAATGCAACCGTAAACACGTATAAAATCAGGTTCAAGCCCTCTGGTAGTTTTCCGGGTGCTGATATTACACCTTCAATCGTCCCTTATTTCTTTTACAGAATGGAGGGCGACCCGGCGACCCCTTCCGGGTGGAACGCGGTTGTTGACCTGCTGAACAACCCCGAAAATTACACGATTGTTAGAACGGTATGCACGCACAATAGTGACGGGTATTGGTACGGAACATTGGCCCTTGAACAAGGTGTTTCGTATATTTTCCCGTGTGGTAACTATATTGTAGCGAATTTGAAGGAAAACTACACGTTCAACTTCACGGGCACCCATTGCACCGGAACATTCCAGTATCGTAACGCGGGAGGACAGCCCCGCACCACGTTTGAAAACGGGGCAAAAATCCCGCTTGCGTGGCAGTTGATTGTAAGCCTGACCGCAGAAGAAGGGTACAGTTTCACAGGCGCAACCAACGTTGAAAACGACAGCCCTTATTTTGGGTTGCCAACAGTAACCAACCTTGGGGCAACTATGACCGTAACGTACCCCATTATCTGGGGTGAAGATGTTGTCCCCATTACAGCGGTTGACCAGTGGCCTACAAGCGCAACAATCAACGTTACCGCCACCGCAGAACTGACGCAGGACGGCAACACGATTTCGAGCGGTACAAGCACCCGTTGCACGTTTACCGGCCTGCCGTCTGGTGGTTTCATTCCCGCCGGTGAAAGCGTTACAATCACCTGTACCGCCTATTCCGGTTACTACTTTGAAACTGCACCTGTTGCAAGGTACACCAACACCAGCGGAACAGCAGACACCGTTTCTTTCACGCTTAACGAGGACGGCACAGTTGCAACGCTTACGCAGGTTTTCAGCGACATTGCCAAAAATGGTACTAATATTTCGCTTGAAGGTACAGCCGTTGAAATTCCAAAGAAAACGTGGTCTGTTGTCGTTAAGACTGCCACCAACTGCACCGTTGACGCACCCGACACCTACACAGAGGGCGAAACCCTGAACATTACTGCAACCCCCAACGATGGTTACAGGTTCGACACCGCGCCTACACTGCAATATACGGGGCCGGGTGGACAGACTGCAAAACTTTCCTTTACCGTACAGGATAACGGAACAGCAACTTTTTCCCGCGTTGTGAACGGGTTGCCTGACGGTGTGACCTTGAGCGTGGTTGCAAGCGCGGTTGAAATTTCAAAGAAAACCTATCCCATTGTCACAGAAACCGTAAATTGTACCGTTACGGGTGTTCCTGCTGGCAATGTGTACACAGAGGGTGAAACGCTTAACCTTGTTTTAACTGCAAATGAAGGTTACTATTTTGACGTTCCCCCGCGAATTAACTTCTACGGGCAAGGCGGCGTTGGGGCGCACATGGATTTCACCATTGACCCGGCAGACGATACGCGCGCAACGTTCAACAAGGCACTGCCCACACTTTCGGACAGTCGCGATGTGACAATTTACGCTGTTGCCGCCGCTAAAACCGTGTACACGGACAAATACGGCAGTATCAACGTTTACAACGTCACTATTGACGAACTAACGCAGTTTGCAGAGGAACGGTTCTTCAACGTGGAAGTTGAAGGAAGTACACAGGAAGTCGATTTAGGCGACTACGTTTCTAAACTGTTCCGTCTGTATTGTGACATTGGAGAAACCACCGAAAGCACGTTGAAGGTTGGTAACTTCAACCTATCTAACATTACCGTGCAGGTTCCTATCAACGACACGTTCACTGTTGATTGCGGTACACTGACCGTGAACGGTAAAAACGGTACTTCCAACGACTTCAACGGTGAACTGCAAATCATGTTACCCTTTATCGGGTTCCAGACTATCAACATTGACAAGGCATTGAACAACCCCCTGCACCTGTACTACAAAATCAACCTTGTGACAGGTGAAAGCGTGGCAATACTGGAAATTAACAGTATTCCCGCCTACTATTGGGACTGCAAAGCCTGTCAAGAAATTCTGTACCTGTCCCATGTGCAAGAGAATTTCAGTGATTACGAGTTCAAATCTAAATTCCTGTATGGGTTCGTTCCCTTCATCGTGTACAAATACAACACTGATTTCAACAATTCCCCTGTCAACAGTGATGCAGTACGCGAAAAGGTGTTGAATTGTGTAGGGTATTTCGAGATGACAGAAACAACCCCATTCAATGCCCCCAACATGAATGAAACAGAGCGTGCGAAAATCATTGAACTGTTGAATAGTGGTGTATTCTACGGTGCAGAGTTTGAATAAACAGTAATGATAGCGTGTGTGTACATTCACGTGTATGCACACGCTTCATTCATGCCCCATGAAAGCCCCGTTGAATGTTCCACGTGAAACAATCACTTGTTCAACGTTTGATTTGTGTTGCCCCTTTATCACTGCATCACTTTATCACTTTACCACTTTATCGCTTTACCACTTTATCACTTTAGCACTTTAGCACGGTAAAGCGGGAAACGAAGCAGGGGAGGGGGGGGGCGGGG